ATGATGATCCTTAAGATCGTAGAGATATTCTCTCTTGATCTGTGAATAGATCACAGGAACGTTTGCATTTAAATAGGCCATGCATAAATTATTTTATTAGAGCGATTATTGCAATAACGACTATTACTATAATAACAGATTTCTGCTTATTAGCTTTAGCCCATGTTAGTACTTTTTTTATATGGTCCATAGTTTCCTCCATTTTTTTTTAACTTATTTTACCCCAATTTGGTCCGGATTCATAGTCTACTTTATTAGGAACTTCAAGGTCTACTGCATGTTCCATTATCTCTTTTATATGTTCAGCATGAGTATGGTCTATAACAGATATATCTAATTCATCATGTACTTGTATATGTGGTGTAATACCTGCTTTGTGTAATTCTATCATGGCTTTCTTTGTCATATCAGCAGCCGATCCTTGAATTAATCTATTTAATGCTTTGTATGTATATGCTCTTTTGATCCCTGGTCCGTGTTCCATGAGTGCTGCATCGTGGGGTAACGCTTTATGAATCCCGAATTGATTTGGTTCCCATAAATGGAAACGACAAAGTCGACCCAGAAGTGTACGAATTTTTCCAGAGTCTTGAGCACGTTGCATTACATTATCCATCAATTGTTTTACAAATGGAACTTTGCGATGATACTGTTTAAATAGTTCATCTGATTTTTCTTTATTGACTCCCAGTTCAGCTTGTAATTTATTTTTTCCCATACCATAGAACAGGCCAAGATTTATAGTCTTGGCCTGTGATCTTGGTATCTCCGCCATGTCAGCGACAATAGTATGGAAATCAGCATCTCCTTTCTGGTAAGCTTCCAATACGTCGTCCACTCCATAGAGATTCTGTAAAGTTGCATAATGCACCACCAGCCTAGGCTCCTGTTGAGAATAGTCAAATACACCCCATGTATGGCCTTCCTCAGGTATAAATAAGGACCTGATCCGTGGTCCGAGCTCCTTGTTCCTTGCTGGTATTTGCTGTAAATTTGGGTTTGAATAAGAAAATCTTCCAGTGACCGTTCCTCCATTATCTCCACGTAATTGGTTAATTTCAGCATGAATTCTTCCCTTGTAGGAATGTTTAAGTATGGTATCAATAAATGTGGTATGGGCTTTGTTTATTTCACGAGCCCGGGCTATTCGTTTCACTAGTGGGTGGGGGTGATTCTGAAGAAAGTTTTTTGTAAATGAAGGAGAATTTGTTTTTTCGGTGCGGTCAAAAGGTAGGTGAAGTTTTTCAAAAACTTGCGCAATGGAACGTGCAGCCCATATTTGAACATCTACTGATGTTTCTTTTTTTACTGACTGTAAGCATTCTTTTTCTTCTTCAACTAATTCTTCTTTTAATTGTTGAGCGGACTCAGTATCTACACGGACTCCTAAAAAACGCATGTCGACCAAACAAGGGAAAAGATCAGTCTCCAACTTAAAAATTGCTTCCAGATCTTGATGATTAATTTCTTTTTTTAATTCTTGCCAAAGTTCAAAAGTTATTTCGGCATCCTTTTCTGCATACGCGCCAACATAAATGGCAGGTAGTTTATACATTTCTGCCTTGGCGTCAACACCCCATGACTTTGCAGCTTCATATAAAGCTGTTTCATCTTTTCCTTTTCCAGTGTATCTTTTAGAACAATTGTTTAAGTCATAACGCATTTGATTTTCATCAACAAGGGCCGATGCAATCATCGTGTCCACTATTTTACCGTTAATACTTAAACCTAGGGTCCTAATCCAACAAACGTCGTACATGGCGTTGTGAAATATTTTGACAGAATCTGTGTTTAAAACAGATTGAAACCATTTTAAGACTACTTTACGATCCATATTACCGCCGCCTTCGTGAGCAATTGGATAATAGCCAGACCATTTATTAACAGCAACAGATATACCAACTACATCCCCATTTTTAACTATGGAGCCAGATCCCATACGAGTATTTAAATTAGGATCTTTAGTTTCTAAATCTATTGCAATTTCATCATGTTTTGATAGGTCAGGAAATTCTTCTGGTGGCAGCCATTCGGTTTGAGGTTTAAAAAGTGGTTGTTGTATCATTTATTTTCCTTCCATTTGTTATATCCTTTTTGCCATTCTCTTGATTTACGTTCTTCTGTTTGTCGTTTTGCTTCTTTATAAGATTCTTCTAATTCTTTTTTTTCTTTTTCCGCTTCTTCTAAAAAATCTTTTTTCTCAGGATAATCTCTATCAATAGCCATTTGACAGTAGTGAATTGCTTTTTCCAAATCTTTTCTTTGTCCTTTCTGCTTGTGCCTGCACAGATACTTTATTGCATTTCCTTCTGCAAAAGGCAAATTGTTTTTATTTATAAATTCTGATGGTTGAATAACCATAGATTGATAATGGTCACCACCGACTTGATGTTTATATACTTTGCTCATATAGAATATCCTTTGTATTCTTGTTTTGGTGATATGATGTGTAAATGTTCCTTGGTCCTTGTTGCACCAACATAGAACAATCTATTTTCATCATCGGCATTTCTTTCATAAGCTTTCATTGTGTTCTCACTTAGATCAGTGAGTAACACAACGTTTTCCGATTCGCCACCTTTAGCTCCGTGTATAGTTGATAATGTAATTCTTGGTGCTTGATTCAATTTTTCTCCATTAATTCTCATCTTTCTTAAATAACTTATGTCTCTTCCAGGAGCATTATCAAAAGCTTCAAACCAAACAGCATCCGTCTTAATACCAAAATCTTTTTTCAAATCTTCTAATCTGAATGTACCACTCTTAGTCATACCTTTAACTTTATTACGATCAAAATTATTATCAGTCATGTATGTAAATATTTTTATACACTGATCATGAGATAACATCGCACCCTTACGTGCATTTTCCCAATCAATTGCTGCAGTGTGTAGATTTTGTTCTTTAGTTTTTCTAAATTTGTTTTGATAGTAATAACCTTTACGATACAAAGTATCCTCTAATTCATTCAACATGTATTTTGTTCTAGCTAAAACCAACCATTCTCCAGATGTCATATCTATTTGTTCAAACTCATCATAACGACTTAAAGATCCTTCGTGTATTTTTGGATTCCAATTTTTATCAATTCTTTTTTTAATCTTATTTATAATACCCATTGCAAGTTTATGAACTTTTGCAGGTATTCTAAACGATTGAATTAGTGGTAATATTTGACCTTCTTGTGCAATAAATGAATCTACATCTGCACCGGCCCATCTAAATATTGCTTGATCATCATCACCTGCAATAAAAGAATCTTCAGTTTTATTCCAGATTGATCTTGCCATATCCCATTGCATTAAAGATAAATCTTGTGCCTCATCAATAAATACAACATCAAACTTTGGAGATTTATCTGATTTTATAAAATTTAAAACCATGTCGTTAAAATCTATAAGGCCATATTCTTTTTTATATCTTTCTATTTCATTTGAAATAATTCGAACCTTATTTCTTTCTAAGTCTTGATTGTGTTCATGTAAATCATACTGTTGTTCTGGTGTAATATTTCTAAGTTTAGCTAGATTAATAATTCTTAAATACTCACTATCTGATGTAAAAATTCCCCCATGTTCGTCTTCATATCTTGCATAGTTTACTGGAAAACCTAGCTTTTTTCCAAGATCAACATAATGATTTTTCTGCATAACATTTTCTTTTTTAATACCTAGTTTTCTGAATGCGAGTGAATGCAGTGTTCTAAAATATGGTAAATCATCTTCTGTTAAATTAAATTTTTTAATGGCTCTATCTCTTGCTTCGTATGCAGCTTTTTGTGTAAAAGCAAAATAGCCAATTTTATCTGGATCTGTTTCTTTTAAATAATCATCTACTTTGTTTAAAAGAGTCCAAGTTTTTCCTGTTCCAGGCGGACCCAATACTATTGTTTTCATTAGTACGGTGCCTCTTCTTTTAATACTTTTTGATTATATGTGTCTTTTTTCTTATCAAATTCTGTTACCACAAAGACTGATAATTTTTCTTTACCCAATCTTTTATCTTCACAACCACATTTTTCTTTTAACATTTGTCCAGTTCTTTGATAACCAACATCCCATCTACGTCTCATTAAAAATTGATGATAAAATCTGTCAAATACAAAATGATGGTAGCCCTCTGAAGTCCATACCCCACCTTTTTTGAGATCATTTTTATCTGTAGATACTTGTCTATTTAAACAAAATTCTTCTAAATGATTTTGTAATTGATCTTCGGTTTTCATTCCTTGTGCAGGTTCCGTTACTTCTGCATTATTTAATAATTGATTTGTAATTATTATCCAATCTTTTTCTTTCAAAGTAGGTGGTCTAAATTTTAATTGAACCATACACGCTTCCTGAAATAAACTTTGCTGTCGTAGATATTTAACATTTTCTAAGTATAATCTTTCTCCATCTACATTTAGATAATAATATGGATCTTCTAGATCTATAACCTGTAGATCAGTTAAATTTGGAAACATAATATCTTGACCAATTCCAAATTTTCTTGTTCGACACAATGTTTTATCACACATACTGCACATTGGTTCATCTTTACATTTATATCCCCAATCTTTTTTTTCATGTTGATTAGTGATTATTGAAACTTCTGAATCAGACAACGGTTTTTCCATTGCTTGAATGTTAAACATTGTAATTCTACTTTTCCATTCACTTGGCCATTTCTTTTTTGCATAAACACCATAATGAAAAAGAGTATTGTTTCTACCTCCTTCTCCAATTTTATTTTGTGCTAACACTTCTATGCACGGAGGCCCGTCAGAAAATTCTGATTCGGGCCTCTGTACTTTTATGAAACCAATATCTAGTTGTTTTACGTTATTATAGATCTCATAAAATTCTTCTAAATCTGCTGCTGTGCCATCGTCTTTGAATGCATATCTTGTTGTATCATCACCATTAAAGTATGGTAAGTTCAGGAAATTTCCTGTATCGTCTTTTGATTTTAATTCTGTTTGTTTTGGAAATACTTCAGATCCACCATAACCTAACACAGCTTTTATCTGTGTAAGTTTATCCCTCATTATTTTTGCTTCTACATAATCGTTTGCAAATAAAAATACATGAGCTCCACCAGATTTAGATCTAAATACTACTAGTGGTAATTTTAATAATTTTATTTTTTGAATTAATTTTTTATGATCAAATCCTGCATAAGAATCTATGTCTATACAGCCCCATTTACACTTGTTATCATCATTTATTGGAATAATACCTAAACTATTAGTCCCTTGTAGATGTTCTCTCCAATGATTTTCTGTGACCTGCTCTCTTTTTACAAAAGATTGTCCTTTTACTTTCTCTCCAACCCCATTGGATTGGTTAATCTTGGTGTACCCGTGAGCACGTTCTAATCCTGTAAATATTTCTTTAAACTTATTCATATTTTTTTAATGGGCGGGTCCACTCTCGCTTCTCCGCCCATCTCCTCGGACTAGTACGGGGTACTAGAATTAATCTCTTCAGATCCGTGTTTAACTTTTACTAAACCCTTGCTGTTTTTTTCAGCAAAACTTTTAGCAATTTCGTAAACACCTTTATCTGTAACCGGACCAACTTTAGATACATCCCATCCAAACCATGTTCCTTTGTCATTAGACATTTGAACAGTTTTTAGATTATAAATGTGGCTATATGTTGGTGGAGTGAATAAGCCGTTTTTCCCTTGTAGCTTAAGGCCCATCATCATTGAGTTCCATTTTCTACTCACTTTTAATTGAGTAGCTTTCATAGAAATTAATGCTGTTGATGGACTTTTGCCCATAAGAATCACGAAGTGATTTGCAGTATTTTCCAGATAATTACCATTTGGTAATCTATCCTTCCAAGATTTATCGCGAGTAGTTGTACTCACAATATCACTGTCTGCGCTATGGATTGCTACGGGAGCGTTTCCAGTTTGACCTCTGTCCTGCCATTCGACATATTGTCTTTCATAATGGACTGGTATAATATTTATACCTTTTGATCCATCAAAAAGCTCTTTGGTCACACTGTTTACAATCATTCCAGGTTCTGCTCCGCTAATAAACTTAGCATTCTGTTTATTAACTTCTGGAGATAATTGTCCTAAGACTTTCAGAAATGGTAACGCAAGATCTTCTTGCGTAATGTTCTGAGAGCCAGCACCTGCATCGGCTTCGAATATATTCGTAGACAATGCACCTGCATTTTCTTTTTTAGCTATGCTTGTTTCTTGGTTCATAGTTATTGTTTCCTTTTTATTGTTGTTTTATTTTCAGTGAATACACCGAAAATTTCCGTTGGCATGTCTTTACCTGCCTCAATACGCTCACGGACTAACGCTTTAAGAGTCATGGGCTCAACCTTCAACTTTTGTGTCGGTTGATACCCACGCTCTTGTGCAAGAGCAGCATAATCAGCTGCCTTGTTATCTTCGTTGC